ATTCTTACCAGTAATGAGAGACTTCATTGAAGACCTTAACGACCAATCCGTGTTTAGACAAGGACTTAAAAACAAAGCTAATATGCTACTCCAAGAGATTGATAAGGTAGATAGAGCAATCCTACGAATAGACGAACCAAACGCAGAAAAGATTTGGAGCGAGCAAGTAGACTTACAACGAGCATTCCGTCAATGGATAGCTGAGAACATAACTGTATAAAACTAAAACGCTATGAAAATACCTGAAAAATATAAAGTAAAAAGTATAGATTCATATTTATGTTACGACTGGCTGCTGAATAAACACTATGCTAAAAGACTATGTAGCATTACATATTCATTTGGACTATACAATGAAAATTTAATTTTACAAGGTATATGTACTTTTGGTATGCCACCAAGCCCCACTCTTTGTGAGAGCATTTGCGGAAAAGAATACAAGGACATTGTCATAGAATTAAATAGACTTGTGGTAAATGACAACTTAGAAAAAAATGTACTTTCTTTTTTTGTTTCAAGTTGCTTGAATATGTTACCTAAACCCAAAATAGTAGTTTCTTTTAGTGATTTAAATATGAATCATTACGGCTATATATATCAAGCGTGCAATTTTATTTATACTGGTACAACATCTAACACAACCAAGTTAATTGATAAAAATGGCGAAGAGTTTCATTTTAGAAATATCGGCCATTACCAAAAAAATAATAAAATCAATGTGTCAATGATTAAAAGAAGAATAGACGAGCATAAGATTAACAGAATTGACATAGCAAATTATTTAAAACAATACAAAGGAAATTTTAAATACAAAGACTTAGATAAAATATTCGGTTACAAAGACACTTGTTCTCATTGGTTTCGTACAGATAACGGGTTTAGTTTTCCAAATATTGATGATTGGGTTGCACTCAAAAAAATATTAAATTTTGATGATAAACACGATAAAGAAATGCTAAACTATGAAATGGTAGCTGATTCTAACGAAATCATAAAAAAATTGGAGTTGCAAAAAATAGAAATACTCCCGAAAAATAGATATGTCTTTATTTGTGCAGGTAAAAAAACAAGGAATAAAATTATTAAAACGATGAAATATGAGTCACTCCCATATCCAAAAGGCGAGAATAAAAATTATGACTCTAATTATGCGCCAGTTATTCAAACTCAATTATTCTAATTATGAAATGTAAAAAATGTAATATGCTATTAATCTGGATGTCGGACATAGATAGTTCTAATGGAGAAGTTCAATCCTTATATATCTGTCAAAATAAAAAATGCAACATCAAAACGATTAAAGTAAAACTAAACTAATGAGGTGTAAAAATTGCAAGGAGAAGTTTGAGCCAATCCGTTTCAATCAAAAGTACTGCTTAAATGATGAGTGCCTTCGTGTATTTGTAGCTCAAACTAAAGAGAAACAATGGAAGCAGACCAAAACACAAATGAAAAACGACCTGAAAACAACTTCCGATTGGATGAAAGAAGCGCAAAAGGTCTTCAACACCTACATAAGACATAGAGATAAAGCTCAACCGTGTATCAGTTGTGGCTCAAAACTCGGAGATAAGTATGACGCAGGCCACTATTTTAGTATGGGAGGACATAAATCAGTCACATTCAACGAAGATAACGTACACGCTCAATGTGTAACCTGCAACCGATACAAACACGGAAACCTTTTAGAGTATCAAATCGGTATTGAAAAACGAATTGGAGCAGAAAGATTACTTAAACTTCACGAATTAGCACACCAGACACGTAAGTATTCAGCAGAAGAGTTACAAGAATTGATAAAAAAATATAAAGAAAAGTACAAGCAATTAGAATAATCAGTATATTTGTATATAAATAATTAAACGCTATGAAAAATTTATTTAAAAGTTTAGCGGCATTTCAACAAGAAGTGCCAGTAATTCACAAGGCTACTCAAGGTTATGGGTATTCTTACGCAGATTTACCTAAGATTTTTGAGGTAATCAATCCTATCCTAAAGAAACACGGACTTGGATTCACTCAGCAACTAACCAACAACGAGGGTCAAAACTGCTTAAAGACGGTAATCTTCCACGAGAGCGGAGAGTTTATGGAATCCGAGTGTATGATTACTTATGTTCAGCTTAAGGGTATGAATGACTATCAAGGTTTCGGTTCAGGAGTAACGTACTACAGACGCTATGCACTAAGCTCTGCACTTGGTTTAGTAACCGACAAAGACACGGATGCGTCAGGCGAACAAGTAAAGACGGAAAAGAAACTGCCTACGATTGACCAAAAGCGATTTGCTGCAGCAGTACAATCTATTGCAAAAGGAGAATACACACGAGCTAAACTCGAAGCATCATTCTCATTAACTGAAGGTCAAATTGATATGCTCAACGCACTATGAAAGCTCTCAAGATTCGATGTTCTGCCATTGGAAAAATAATGGCGACACCACGTTCTAAAAGCGAACTACTAAGCCAAACTGCTAAATCTTATATACACGAACTTGTGTTGGAAGAGAAATACGGCATCCGTAAGGACTTTTCAAGCCGTTACACAGACAAAGGGAACGCAGTTGAGGATTTATCTATCTCGCTTGTCAATGATGTCTTAGACGTAAAATTCATTTACAAGAATGAGGAGTACTTTGAGAACGATTGGATTAAGGGAACACCTGACGTAAACACGGAGGAAGTACTTTTAGACGTAAAATCAAGTTGGGATGCTACTACATTTCCGTTTTTTGACACCGAGATTCCTAACAAAGACTACTTCTATCAGCTTCAAGGTTATATGTGGTTGACTGGAAAGACTCAATCAATGCTTTGTTACTGCCTTGTAGATACTCCGATTGATATGGTTGAAGACGAAATACGCAGAGCTCATTGGAAGTTGCACAAGATTGAAGAGGATTTAGACTTGCGAGAGGAGATTCTACGCAAACACGAGTTCAGCCAAGTACCTAAAAATCGAAGAGTAAAAGTATTCTACGTACAGAAAGACGAACAGGTAATCGAAGCTATCAAAGAAAAGATAGAGATTTGTCGTGAGTATTACAATGCCTTAATGAAATTCCTATGATTCTAAATAAGATTTATTGCGAAAGTAATTTAGACACAATGGCAAGAATGCCCGATAACTTTATTGATTTGATTGTCACAAGTCCTCCTTATGGTAGTTTAAGAAAATACAATGGATATTGTTTTGAATTTGAACAGATAGCAATAGAATTATTTAGAGTATTGAAAAATGGTTGTACTTTAGTTTGGATAGTTAATGACCAAAGAATAAATGGAAATAGGACTTTGACACATTTTAAACAGGCCTTGTATTTTCAAAATATTGGATTTAATGTTTTAGATATTATGATTTGGAATAAAACTAATCCAATGCCATTCATACAAAAAGACCAATATACACCAAGTTATGAGTCTATGTTTATTCTCACTAAAGGCAAAATAAAAATATTTAATCCTATAATGGAAGAGTGCAAATTTAAAGGCAAAATCCTAAAAACAAACACGACAAACAATGAAAGCATAAGAAAACCAAATAAGCATACACCAACAAAAGACAGTAAAATAAAATCTAATGTTTGGCAAACGGTAGTAGCTGGCACAAACTATGGACATCCAGCAATATTTCCTGAACAATTAGCTACTGACCACATAACAAGTTGGAGTAATGAATATGATTTGATTTATGACCCGTTTATGGGAAGTGGAACTACTGCTATAGCTGCAATAAAAAATAACAGAAAATTTATTGGTAGCGAGATTTCACAAGAATATGTTGACATTGCCAATAAACGAATAGAAATATATTTAAATAAACAAACGCTATTTTGATATGAACCAAAAAGTAGAAGACCCGATAGTCCTAAAAGTAATGAGCAAGTTTTATGACCGCTCACAACGAGGAATAGAGAAGTACGGTACAATGTTAACACGAACTGATTTAAGTGCGTTAGAATGGCTTAATCACGCTCAGGAAGAGGCTATGGACTTTTGTTTGTACTTGGAGCGACTAAAAGACGAAGTAAAACAATTTAAACAAGCATAAGGGGTAAAAATTGCCACATATCTAAACACGAAATGTAAACAACAAGAACAATGAAACTAAACAAAGACGATAGACGAGAAGAAATGGCTGCTTATGGCACTATGGTTATTCTCGCAGTAGGTTTAATGCTAATAATCTACTCAATATTCAGTAACATTTTAAATTAAATACAATGGAAAACAAGTTAAAC